CACTGAAGATTGTCTCAAAGTTGATATTACCTTCTGTAACCTTTGTCTGATCGACGAGATTAGCAGAACGTAACGACATGACAGTCTTCGGCGAGCACACCATATAGACATACTCAGGCTCATAATCGCGCCAAGCCTGGCCTAATGCCTGAAGCAGAAGCTCAGCACGAGCAGCACCTTGATAAGCTAAATTGGCACTATTAGCCGTATTCAAGCCTGGTCCGGTGATCAAACCACCGGCAAGACCCGAGTAATCAGCATAGAAGCCATACTTCTTATCTGTTGGTAAGCTTGTCCACGACACACCACCGAGGCCGTTAGCGCCAGCACCATACGAGGCGCCATTCAACAGTTCCGACGTCGCAACACCCTTGAGCACAGCCATGATAGCATCATGCTCGTCTTGTGCGCGAATTTCAGCAAAGTCACGACCGTGCTTGGCAAGACCGTCAACTTGCGTAACGACTTCCTGCATGTTCACCTTCGACGCGCCGTATGTACGGACTGTCTTGATGTACTTCAGGTAATCGGAACTGTAAGACGAAGTAGAGCCATCAGCACTCTGATCTAACGAAGCAACGTTAACTGTCGAGTTGATATTCTTGAACCAGCGGAGCTGACCCACGAATGTCTCAGTACCAGTATCAATTAACGGATTATCACCAACAATCCCTGTACCAGCAAGCTTACGAGCATTCAGGTAAGCTTCATCGGTATAGGCACCGAGAGCAGACTGAAGGACGTAATCAGTGGCACCGAGTAAGCCACCATTACCTACGGTATTAGACGGATAAAAACCAGCCATTTAAATTTTCCTTTATGTACGCTTTGGAAGTTTTCCTTCCATAGCTAATTTAAGAACTTCTTCCTGTGTCATGTCAAAAACTGACTTTGCACCACTAGGAGGAGTACCACCTTTCTTTGAACCACCACTACCAGAACCGGATGAGGCTTTCACTGCAAACAAAAAAGAATTGTCTTCATCGTCGACAAATGTCTTGACAAAGTCTTTGATAGAAACGCCAGAACGATGTACCCAGGTACCTTGTTCATTACGAACAAGTTGTCCCACAATCTCCTGAAAAGCCATTTCTACGGCCTTCTCATTACGGAAATTTAAGCCTGTGAGAGTAGTGCGTACTTCATTGTTGCGAGTTAACTCTAGATTCTGTTGCTCTAAAGCGACTCGAGCAGCTCGTTCCTCAGCAATTTGCTTTTCAAAAGCTTCTTTATGTTTGCCTTCTTCCTTTAAGCGAGCGATTTCTGCATCTCGCTTTTCTTTTTCATATGCGGCAATTTTTTGAAGAGCTTCATCCCTTTGAGTAAACGCACCATCAAGTTTTTCTTTGATTGGTTTCAGATTAGCTGCAAGGCGTTCCTTAACAAGCCTCTCTACCAAATCTTCGTTAACCTGCTGTTGTTCACTCTTATTAGAATTAAGCTCCTGATTTTCATCATTGCCGTGATTCTGATTGTCTTGGTCAGCCATATAACACCTTTGAGTACAACTCATTAAAATAGAGATACAATCTCTATTTGAAAAACCATTGTGAAAGTTCGTTTCACACCTGGGTTAATTTAACGGGTATTTTTCAACCCACTCCATACCATCCGTAATCACTTCCGACGTCTTCTTTGATCTCTTGTAAAATATCTTCTACTTTAAGAATATCAACTTCCGTCATAGTCTTTCCGCCAATTTTAGATTGGCCAGGAATAGGAATTAATCCCTTTTCTATAGCTTCTTCTAAATATTGATCATATAATTTCTTAGGAAAGCCTCTGGCTAACATTTCATCTAACACAGCTTCAATAACGTTAGCTTTAAGACTTTTTGCATAGATTTCTTTTAATGCAGTTCTACCGCTTGACATATCTGAAATATTAGTGAAGAAGGCGTCATGAATAGTAGCAGTTTGAATTTCATTCTTTTTACCCCAGAGATGAAAATTCTTTACAATTGTGGCGTCATTAGAATGGTTGCCATTGACTGCATAAGCAGTTCTTGCTTTTGTGGTATCGGCAATATCATTAATCTTTCCCGACTTATTAATAACTTGTTCCCACCACGTTGCATCTGTTTTCTGTGGTACTTGTAAAATATTGATAGTCCAATTACCACTAGGATCACGATAAAGCAAACGTTCTTCAAAATGTTGTGTAAAGTTTTGTTCTAATACTTTACCATCAAAATTGACCCAAGGGACATTTGTCCAGCTTTTAGGTAATTTATTAGCGTAAAATAATTCGAACTCAAATAAATTTTGAACTTGAGCAATCTCTACTTTAAAGTATTTAGCACCTGTTCTACGGTCACCAGACGGTTTTACGCCATAGATTATTTCACTTAAAGTCCCATCAGGCTTCCAAAAACCAAAACGCTTTAATGTTTTCTCAGAAACAGGCTCACCAGCCTTTAAGCCTAAAATTTCACTGACGCGATTAGGAAGAATATATCCTTTCTTTTTACTACCTAATAAAGTAGTTTTAGATATTGTCTTCCAATCAAAGTCACTCTTAGATGGTTTTGCATTAGCCAAATAGTCTTCTGCCAGCCTTCCAAAGAATTTAGTGAAATCTTTTAATATTGGTGTCTTTTCAGCAAGATGCTCAGACATGATGGAGGCAATTGCTTTAAAGTCTTCTGGTGTTACTACTTTAGAATAAGCAGTAGACATCTTCTCAACAAGATCTAATGTCTTTGGATCTAGAAAATATAACTGATCCAAAATATCATCACCTGGATCTAAGCCTTTGTTGAAGATCTCTTTTACATTTTCTCGAAGAGTCTTTAATTCAGCATAAGTCTCAGGATCAAATTTCTCATAGCGAGCCATCCTCGCAGATATCTCATTTAACACTGCATCACGCTCAGATGCTTTTACTACAAGAACATTAGTATCTTTTTCCAGAATCTTTGATAATTTACCTTCTACATTTAATGCACCTGTTCTCTCACCTGCGCCATAGAAGGTAACCATATTTTGTGCTTTGGCAGCCTTTCTAAGATCCTTTTCAGAAAGACCTAACTTTTTATTGATGGCTCTAAAACGAGGATCATTATAAGTAGCCGCAGCAATTTCATCGTAAAGACGTTTCTTATAAGGCGTAGGTACAACATTACTCAATTCAGCAAGCTGCTTATTCTTAGTTGTAAGCGCAATAATCTGAGCACCAGAAGAAGAAGCATCTTGTTCAAGTGCGAGGGCAGTCTTGTATTGATTCAGATTGACTAATGATTTTGGTGTATATGAGCCTTTAAGATAATTATCTATCTTAGCTGTTTCAATAGCTAATCTATAGAACTTTGCAAGCTCTTCTCCATCAACCATTGAAACAATGTCAGATTCCAATATAGCACGAATGTCAGCGGGCTTGCCACGTAACATATGATTGCCAATTCTAACCAATTCAGGACGCCATTTTTGTGCGATTTTCTGTCTTCCTGAGAAGGATAATGAATTATATCTACCTTCAAAGCTGTCATTTAAACCACCTAAAAATGAACCGATTTGATCTTGCAAATTAATAAAACCAGTCTTACCCAAAGGTTTAGCTTGAGCAGTATTTAAGAAGGGCCTAAAGGTTTCACCAGCTTGCGGCCCAATAAGCCCACGCTCATAAATACGAGCGCGATGGTCAATAAACTGCTGATTGCTAAAAGTTCTGTTACCTTCACGCAACCATTCCATTGCTTTAAAGCGTTCATATGAGTCACCGCGTGATGCTATATACTTTCTAAACTCATTACGTTCATTATAAAACTTAGCCTTACCTTTGTCATCTTCAAAGTAAAGAAGCTTTTTAATAAAATCATAATAGTCTTCATCGATTTTATATTCAGAATCACTAGCCCAATTAAGCGCAGATACAAAATCTTTATCTATAAATTCTTCAGGGAAATCACTAAAACTTGACGTAGACGTAATCGGAATACGAGTATCTTCATACCCTAAAGAGCCTCTCTTTATCCAATAAGTCTTATAACCTTCTCTGACAATTAATTTATTCTTAGCATCAGAGAAAGGTACACGCAATCCAAGATCAATACTACGGTTTAATCTTGCATAATCTTGAATACGTGAGTCAGTAACTCTTATATTATAAGCAATGGTATCATAGTAGGGTCCGAAGTATTTACCGCTCATTCGACTCTTGAGACGACGTTTCTGAACACCGTATGTCTCAATTTCAAAGAATTTTTGAGTCTTCTTAGCTTCTAGAATTTGCATCCCTAACTTATACCAAGTATTTCTAGTTCCATTAAGATTAGCTAGATTATATAGATCACGACCTAATGCAACAGCAAAATTATCTCTATCAGGCATATCAGACAAAGATAATCGATGAGCGAACTTTAAATAAAATTGTTGTAAAGTTCTATCATCGAGTCGATTCCAAATTACTGGATTAGATTTAGCAATTTGTACATCGAAAATACTACGTAATTCACGAGCGATCTTAGGGGCAACCTTATCTTCCCAAGTATTTCGTGCGATAATATTAGGGATAAACTTGTCATGAATCTCTTGAAGCTGTAATGGACCCAAGACCGGATCAACATAATTAGAATCTAATAATTTCTTTAAAACATCAGAATCTTTACGAATTTGTGTTTCAATATAATCTGAAACATTCATCACATCGAATTTAATTTGGCCCTGGACAACAGCTTTGAAGTTTGACCAAGGCTCGCCATTTTCTCTAAAACGACTAAAGATAATACGAAGATTGTCCGTAACAACAGCACGCTCATTAAGTCCCATCTTTTCTTCAAGTCCTTCAACAAACTCTCTAATGAATACTTTATCCTTAGAGAGAAGTTTTGGACTCTCATCGACAAGACGTAAATTATTAGCATATACAGCAGCATTCGGTTGATAAAGCCGAACGTCCTCATATCTTCCGGTTATTGGATTAAACTTCATTTGATCTTCACGAGGTGGTGAAGTGAGGACTCTTGTCTTAACTGCCTTCTTAGAGCCTATTAAAGTACCTCGATAATTTGTATATGATAATGTGCCATCTAAATCGGTAGCCTGTAACATATAATAATCATGAAGCGTCTTTTGTAGCTTTGGATTATTAATAAAGTCTTCAGGCATTGTTGCCCACAATTGCATTGCGTCTAATTTTTCTTTAGCAACGGCAAATCGTTTTGTATCGCCTGGTAAAGTATGTCCAGAATCTGTCATAGCTCGTAGATCACGAATACCGATAGTATTGCCTTCAGGATTCGTGAATTTAGACAGAGGGAGCTGTCCAGTACGGAATAACTCGACTTTCTGATAGTCCCCTAGATGTCTCAGCTGAACATCTGTTGGCTGCCTAGTTAACCAATCATTATAGGTTTCTCGCAGTGGTGTTTGACCATCATAGAAAGCAATCTGTTTCTTTGAAAGATTTTGTATATTACGCCTACGAACTTGACTTATGGCTTCGAGATTGGCGATGTCATCCCATGATTTGAAGACAGGAATTGTTGTAGATCTGCAATTGAAGTGAGCAGGAGGAAGATGTGCTGTGTCATTGATAGGATAAATAGTGCCATCGCGATGAGCACACAAAGGTGTAGTACGAGCATCCAAAACGGCAACGTATTGCCAGCCTTGAAGGGCTTTAGCATTTGAGGAATATATCGCATGATCAACCTGTGTCTGTACTGACGTTACTGCTGTTACTACTAATGCTCTTGATTGGTACTTCGTAATTTTAAAGACACTCGCCTTTCTAACTTCATTGGCGATATCATTAACAGAAATACCATCAGCGATACCTCTTCGGATAACGGCTTCTATACGCTTTCTTTCAGCTAAGCCAATCCCATGCCAACCTTGTTCTAAAGTTTTATTCTTATAAAGAGGCTGTTTAAGAATAATCTCTTCTGCTATAGTAGAGGGAGGTCTTTCAACTTCCCAAATCCTATTATAAGCCTTATCAAGAGTACTATGAGTATAAGATAATTGATCTTTAGCAAGATCATCCAAAGAACGCTTAGATAAATTATTAACATCCTTAAACGTTCTCTGGATATCTTGATCGATTGCTTCTCTTAATTTAATGAAGCCTCTTTCAGACTTCTCAGCGTCTCTGATAAGTTTATCAACTCTAACGGCATGACCATTAATGAGCAACTCAACCTTACCATTGACGCGTCTTTCATAGAGACGGATCATTGCCGCTCTATCTATAGTTTTGTCATATACCTGAGTGTTAGCATTAACAGTCATTTGTGCCTCTTACTGCTTAGTTTTCTTTGTTCGCTTATAAATAGCGTTAGCTTCTGGAGAGACGTTCTTAGGTGTTTTTCCATACGCAGTTTGAATTCTATAATTTTCAAACTTACTATCAGCATTCATTAAGTCACGCCAATTCTTTCTATCAGCGGAAACGCTAGCTCTTAACTCCCATAAATCTTTTGCTTCAGGTCTTACTTTTTGTGCTTCAATATGAGCTTTTCTATTACTAGAAGCTTTATTTAAAACTCGTTCAGCACCGACAATAGCACGCTGTGAAGGACCTTTAGAATACTGATTAATGCCCTTTGGATTATTTACGGTACCTTGAGGAGGCCCTTTCTTAGCCATTACAGCTTATCGCGACGTAACCGTCCAACTGTGTTGGAGAGCCGCTTCCTCAGAGTCATCTCACCTGTGCCCTTACCAGAAGTCCGCTTATTATAAGCAGCCTTCGCCTGGTTACGTACAGAGGTTGCCGCATTCTTCACGCCACCAGAATACGTCGGCGATGCCTTGTAAGCGTCCTTAACCTGGCGTGCCGAATCCTGCACCTTAGCAGCACCAGTACGTAATCCACGTGTCTTACTGCGATGCTTAATCCGCAAGCGAGTCATCTTGTAACCAAGACCCTGCTTGGACTTATCGCCTGTACCAGAAGCATACTTACCAGACTTACGCTTAGCAAGACGATCCGCAACGCTATTACGCGCGGAAACAGCCTTGTTACGACCCTTTTCAAAGACACCTGCAACACGCGAACGAAGACCAAACTTGACTTTCGTCGGAGAAGCAGAAGCAGCTGTCTTTTGAATACCAGACGAAACTGAAGGCGCTGCAGTTACAGCAGTAGAACCGCGCTGCTTAAAAGAGCCGGCACCAGGCATGGGCTTACTTCCCTTACCAATACCATACTGATTGATGCCCTTAGGATTATTAACTGTACCGGGCTTAGGCCCTCGAGGTAATGCCATTTCTATTTAACTCCCGAACTAGGTTGTTGTTGCTCGACACCGAGCTCTTGCTGAAGATTCACTTGATTTGCATATTGATCATTTTGATGAGCCATAGTGCGTTCAAGATCTTCTTCAATTTCCATCTTACCTTCATCGTCATTATAATCTGGTGCGATTATATCATTATGCTTTAAGAGAGCTAACCAAGTAGATCTAGAAATAAGACCCTGCTGTAACCACTCTGTAGCCAATCTTAACCATCCTTCACCAAGAGGTAAAGGCTGGAAATCTGTAGACAACGCAAATTTAATATCAGCAGCTTTCAAATCATAACCATATCGCCAATTAATCATGAAAGCGATAACTTGCTTCATGGTATGACTTACTTTATTATTCAAGGCGCCTAATTGTGCAGTCTGAGAAGCATTTCGTAACTCTAAAGCTACACCTGATTGTTCAGTTTCAGGTGTTAACATTCGTATACCTAACTTCGCCATTTCTTCAATGCCTGCTGCAATTGCAGTATCCATATCTGAAAGAGCTGCAGTCGGTGTTTCCAAGACTGTTGCTGTTGAGCCACTAGGTAATTTTAGCCAACTACCTAAACCTGCTTCTACAACAGCTGCAAATTCTTCATCATCCATATCGCCAGTAATCACTGGTGTGTATGTAGCTGCACCATAAAGTAAATGATTACGTCTACTAATTTTGTTGTAAAGACTAATTTCTTTATCAATAATGGCAGTCATCATTGGCTGTACAGCATCAATACTACCATTCAAAGGCCATGCAGGAATAAATGTTAAACGTTCATCATTTAGCATAATTGAATCAATTACACCAATTTCTTCAAAGAAGACTCTACCGAGTTCAGCCGGTGCTTGCTGCTGACCAGCAACAACAGGGACATTAGCGGTATCGTCATTACGTTGAAAGACACGTATCTGATATAAACCATCTGCATCTAACTCATGAACCCAAACAGTATCTTTAAATGTAGGATGGAATTCA